AATTTTAACCCACGATAAAATGGATTTGCCCTCTTCTGCGGAGGCCATTTTGTCAGCTCTTAGGGGAATTTTGGCAAAGCCGTTCGTGCAGAAGGTGGTTTTAGACTCAGAGGGGTTTATGGATGTCTCTTGGTATAGAGCACCAACGGATAGTTTAGAGATTGGACCTGTAGACGAGGACCCGGATGTGACTCTTTCGCGAATAGATCTTCGTGAGTCTAGCTACCAGGAGTCCCCTCCCAAAGAGAACTTAGTGGATTGTTTCACAGAGTTGTCTATTTTGGGGCTTGTCCCGACGCATCTAATATGCAGCAATGAAAAAGAGTTTAAAAAATGGGTAGGGTTACCACATTTAGTGGTCCTTCCAAAGAGAGCTGAGTTTAGCTACTACTTGGGCTTAAAAATTATTGAATCCGATACCTTGCCGGAGTGTACGGTTGTGTTGGGTGCTGCGAAAGTTTACTCAGATGCTCTTACTGATGTACAGGAAGGCATAAAACTGATAATGGAGAATTGTAATGACAGTTAAATTTCCACCTAATTTTGAAAACCTGCAGCTAGAGTTGAGAGATACGCTGCAGAGGTTAAAATGTTTAGAAGTGGTAGCGATGTCAACTCGCCATGGGGATATGAGATTTCTATGTAAAACATATGATGAGGCAAAGTGGTTTCGAGTGGTGTCATCCTTCTTGGCCCAGGAGGGTAGTTGGTATTCCTTTATAGGGAAAAAATACTTTATCAACAACGGTAAACTTGTGTACGGTTGGGTGTTAATTTTTGAATCAGATGACCTGGAATCCACTATTACAGACGTCAGGAAGCTGTTTTCGGAAATAGGCGGGGAAGAAAATATAAATGAACTTTCCGAGGAAGAGACCACTATTGAAGTAGACTTGCCGTGGGAGACAAACTATTGGCAGGAGAAGAAACGGTCCAGAGTGAGAACCCTTTCATGAGCCTGACTGACGTAGATACTGTAATAGCCAGCAAGTTATTGCAGGTTAATATAGTTCACCGACCTGGCAAGCAGGGGAACGTGTTGGGATCGTTTAACGTGTGGCGCAAAGCCGGTATGTTTGGGTCGGGGGACGATATGATGAAGTTTTGCCCCGTCAATGGCTGCATGGGTGTGATGTGGTAGTGGGCTATGTGCCCTTTAAAAATTTCCGGTTTATCAAGAGCCCGACTAGACTCTGGCGTCACTAATTCAATACCGAGGTGGCTATTTAAAAACAAAGCCAGCTTTTTTGCAGTTTCAATTTGAGAAGGGTAGTAACCAAGAAAAGGCTTGTGTCGTCTACCGTTTGTTACAACTCCCTCAAGAAGAGGCCTGTCGCCCCAACGTGCGTTATAGTAAAGTTGATACTTCGAATAAACGGCGTTTGTTACGTCTATACCTATAGAATTCTTGTTCCCCCTGGTCCCAGCATGCCACCCTTTGTGTTTGGTGAAGTCCAAAAACTGGTAGAACCTGCCGTCATTATCTATGCAACCGTGGCTAGAGATATTTCTCCTAGATAAAACCCTATGGCATGACTTAGCACTAAAACAACAATCCCAATGCCAAACAACTTGTGTGGGCGTAGACCAACGCTTACCGTGCCCCCGTTTACTTATAAGACTAAGGCCTTCAATATCATTCGGTTGTACTGCGTCAAAGTCCACCGATACGACCTTCCCGCCAATTAGAAGAGAACCTTTACACTGGTCTTTCCCGTGCTCTCTGGCAAACTCCCTGTTTGCTAAGATTCGACGATGAGTTACCGGTCCCACCTTACCGTCCTGTGCTACACCCGCCTCTTTCTGAAAGAGTTGAACAGCCTTTGTCACTTCCACCAGCGTAGCTGTTTCCGACAGCCCCACGTCAGAGCGAGTCCAGCCGTATTTTACCATTGAACGCTTGTTATACTTTTCGGGGTTCATTAGTGCACCTCTGCAAAAATCTTATTGAGACCCATAAGAACTCTTCCTGTTTTTCTACACCCCTCACACGTAAACGAGCCCCAAAGATTCTTTGAAGCAAAACTCAAACACTTATCATAATTGGAACACTCAAAATTTCTCTTTATAAGGCTCACATCTTCAGAAGTTTCAGACTCTTGTACCTGAAATGGGCCAAATCTATTCTCTAATCCTTTAGCTTTTTCTCTACCTTCTCTGTGAGAATCCCACAAACTTAATTGCTCGTTGACTTTTATAGCCATTACGTATCCTCGCCTGGTTTATAATAAAAAAGTAAGGAGTCGTGGCCTAATTCTTCTTGGTATGCAGGCTTCACCGAAACTTCTACCGTAACCCCCTCAGTAAAATTTTCCACCCCATGGTACTCTAACCGCTCCTTGATGACACCTATCATCTCTTCACAGAATTCCATAAAATCTTTCTTGGTGTGCGTATCGGTCTGAATCATTTACTGTTCTCCGTCGCTCTGATTATCTTTCTGCTCTAATTGAATACGCCCTAACGATAATAAAGCATAGCCAGCTATGTCTAGCCACGGGTCCTCCTTAAAAGAGTCATTCCCTGTGGCAATTCTGAACAATTTGTCTAGAACCCGTATAACTGTCAAGGCATCCTTATACTTGGTCTCAGGTATACCGCCGGGGTACAACACCCTAATGATGTTTTCCGCTTTTGTAAAACTATCTCCGTAAGCTTGCTGTTTATTACAAATTAGCTGGGCAAGGCCTTCAGCTATCACGTGGTAGTCAGGTTTCTCCATTTAGCTCAGCTCCTAATCCTACTGTTCAGCGTATATCGTAAGTGTATATCAAATTAAAGTCAACACTACAATTCTTATCTTTTTTATGGAATAAAAATATTGGTAACAGTCTGTTGCCAGTACTTTACTCACCCATTAAAGGAAACCTTTTTATGTCAAATAATGGTAAGTCAAATAGGCCGGATACTCGGTTTAAATTAAAGCTCACAGAACAAAAAGCTGTCGTAGATAGAATTAACGCTTGGGTAGAAGATGAAGGCTACGCGAAAGGAATGCATGGATTTTGTGACCATAAATCCGGCCTTCCCAAAATCCCGAATGTTCTTGTCCGTCCTGCATACTGCAACCACTCCGGTTCCTGCACCATAATGATCACTCCAACTGAGCTTCATGTCGCAGACATTAACAAGCCCTACCATGAGCACACGTGGAGTATCACTTCCTCGGTGCCCTACGGCACTGTAGACGAGCTGAAAGAACAACTAGACCCACTGGTCTTCTCAGACTTAGGTATCTGGGTCGCCTCAGAAGGATAAATAAATATATTGAGGGACTACTGCCCTCAATTTTTTAGCTAGGTATATTCCCATAGAATATAGCTATAAGCCCGTCATGAATATCGTGCACGTATATAGGGAGTGCCTTGGGTGCCCCCGTATACCCTGCTCTAGCATGCCAACGGTCGGGGCCACTTAGACTCGGCAACTGCCTCCGAGTTACCCCGAACGCATTGTCCGTTTCAGTTTTTTCATTATGAAAATGACCTGTGTAGATTGTCTTAAAATCACACTCTCCCCAACTATCTGATGCCTCTCTTGCCATATGTCCTGCTAACTCTGTCGTCTTACTCACCCCGTCACCGTGTACGAACCCTATGAGATTATTGCCATAAGTAACGTACTGCCTTGGTGTGTAAGCTCTGTCTACGAAGACATCCTCACAGTCTCTATACAGAGCTTCTAAAGCAAGCATTATGGAAAGACCCATCATCCTATCATGGTTTCCCGAAAGAAGTACTAAGTGTACATCTGATACTGTGCGGAGGAACTCTACATAATCCTCCATCAATTTTAGGCCACCTATCAACATCTCGGCAGGCGTACAATCCGAATCCTGTGCCGTGCCCTTAGTGGTAGTGTTGCTATCATTGTCAATGTGTAAAAAATCACTACCAATAGGTAAAATTATTTTATCCGGCCTCCCCATTCGACTCATCATGGAAAGAGCCCCGCTAGACGCCTCAAACAAACGCGTCCTGGTTATATCTCTATTATATTGTTCCCAGTTTTCCCCCGCATCCGAGTACTTACCAAAATGCAGGTCAGACAACCCCACTACCGCAGCATAGGGGCTAGATGCATCTTTAATATCTAACCTCGGAGGAGGGTACGTATCTCGGTCAGTAGCTTCTATAGCAGCTATTATAGGTCGCAATGTATGCGCTTCGTACTGAGCCCACTTCATGGCGTCTTTTTGTATTGCCTTCCACTTATCCCTTTCTATCCTTCTATAGAGGCTAGAAATTCTTAGCTGCTGAGCTTCCTCCGCTAAGGAATCGTCCTGACGTTCGCCCACTTCCTCTGAAGTAAACGGGAGACTATCGTGGGTAACTCCCATGGCCCGCAGTATCCGTATCATCCACTGCCTAGGTATACCAAATGTGCGAGCACACTCATTCAGCGAAGCTGGGGAACTATCGAAGGAACTGTAAGCCCTAGTCATATCTCGTATAACCTGGCCAGGAAATACACAAGGCTTCGGTACTCCTGGTAGGGTAAAAACATAGGTGTCGGTCGTATTATTATGGTAGTAGGACTTGTCGTGTAGGTAAGGGTTACCACCTGACTCCGACTCCTCAGTCATAGCTACTTCACCGGAGCTTACGGCTTTCGACAGCCTACGAACTTTGGAAGCGTCCTCCAGAGATACACCACACATCCTAGCTATCCTCTGTGTAGATAGTTTTTGGCGGAGTATCTTTGAGCCAAATCTTTTTGCTAACTCATCAAGTGTGTACTTCAATATTAAAGTTCTCCTAGGTAAAAAAATAGGTGGGACTAACCACCTATTCTTTATATTATGAAGTTAACATGTCAACCGGATCCTGCCCAACGTTCCCCCAAGGTGGAGAAAAGTCCATATCCTTTATCCTCTCGTTGAACCTGAGCATAGTCGCTTCGAGCCAAGGTTTCAAGGAAGGGTAACATAGGCAGGCCTTAGCAGCATACTTAACTAGATCCCGGTAGTAGTGATAGCTCGACATCTTGTTATACTCAGTGAGTCTATCATCTACATATGTGAAGTCAGCGATAACTCTGTAAATTTCAGTAGACTGACTGGCTAGGCAATAAGTAATATCTTGAAATGCTCTCCCTAACGACCCATGCGATGGAACGTATATTTGTCTAGACGCAGACCTCAATACAAAAATAAACGAAAACGAGCTTATCGACCCGCTATTTTCCCAGAGTTTGAGGGGACCAGTGGGGCCTATTGGTAAGAACGCGTTCACCTGAACTGTCACCAGTTCCATATTTCTAAGGTCCTCTACTGCCTTTTTGTACGCCCGTACGACTGGATTACCGGGTCGACCTCTCTGCTGGTAGTTATAGGCACGTATTCCATAAGAAGTGAAATCCGGCATGACCCCAACCACCGGGAGATTCTTCATATAGTAATCTGTGTAGTCTGAGGTCGCAAGGTTATTATCACAGCATGGCAGGTCATACACCGCCTCGTCAAAAAACCAACGCCGCAAAAACCCAGTCATTGCGTACACCTGAGCAGACAGCTGGATGGCTGTCGGGACCCCCACAACTTCGTTTACAGTGGAGAAAATTGGATCTTCCCCAATATCGTCTGGTGGATGCCGGTCTCTAATACTTAAATAAGGTAGAACTTTTTGCTGGAACAAATCAGATTGGAACGGTTGTTCAATAGACATCAGTGCCTCCTAAAGGTAAAAGTGATTCCAAAAAGCTTATACCAATAAAGAGGCAAAAATTACGTAAGTTAAGGTATAAGAGTTTTGCTTAACTAGATAACTTCTAATCTTTTTTTTACTAAGGAGAACATTATGACGGAAAAATTAAACTACGGTTTCTTGGGGCCTGGGGGGGAACAAGGCACGAAATTATTAGTTGATATAGATAAAGTTCCTTCTGACGACCCACTTGCCTACGTACATGGTTTCGTGCAGGCATACTCAGGAAGGGAGGTTAATGTAGTAGACGATATGATGGTCCCAGAATACTTAAAAGGACACCAGCATGGTACCAGCGTAAACAAAGGCAACGAGCCTCTGCCGTTATGGGCCACCGACGAGGCTGGCTAAAATGTTCAATATAGGCTCACAACTAAGCCCTCTGTGGCAACAACTAGAAGCTCTTAACAGAAACCTGGGAATTCTAATTTCAAAATCGAACGCAAATAGCTGGTGGTCTAAGAAACTTTGCTACCTCAGCTTTAACGACGGTACAGACTCAGGGACAGTAATCGCCCAAATATTCTGCCTAGATAAACTTGGAATAACTTTTAAGGTACTCCACCCACAAACCACTTACTTAACTGAAGGTCAAATAGTTTTCATGTCCGAACATGGAAACACCTTCTGTTTCAAAACTCTTAGTGAAGAAGACTACGCCAAGTACGAGGAGGAAGGACAGTGAAATTTAGTGTAAAGGCCATCCATGAAATAGAGGCTACATACGAAGTCGAAGCCGACTCGCATGACGCAGCCATAGAGAAGCTGTGTGCCTCTGACCCCATCGCAGAATACTCACAAGGCACGTTTGGCCCAGATGAATACGACCTTGCTGACAAAGGCATACGAGTCCTGGAAATTTGGATGAACGGACCCGGCCCTAGTGGTCGACAGTACACTCGAAGGGATTGGGACGTAGAGGAGGTGACCGAATGAGACACATAGAAGTTTCACGGTGGATCAGTGATACCCACTGGTCATGCCCCCACCATGTACCATCCGTCCTACTACCAAAAGCAGCACCTGTGTGTTGGATGTACTATTGTGCCTCAAGGAGACCAGATCCAATTTGCGCCGTTCTCACATGCAATAACGTTTGTAGTTCCAAAAGCAAGTACTGCAGTAGGAAATGCAATAATAAAAATGCCAACTTACGTTACAGGGCTCGCAAAAAAGTTACAGTTCAGCAGGCTTTGTAGGAACAGGGGGCTTCGACCTTTCAGAAGCCGCTCTCGACTTTACAGATCGAACAATGTCTCTTACAGCTTCGTACGGTGGTGACAAACAGAGATTTTCAAAATGGACTAGTTTCATGGATACTATCCCCAAAAGGTTCCCAAAACCATCCAAAATAGGACCACCAGAACTACCACCTGTTACGGGTATAGAATACATGTCTCTATCTTTACTATCTCTACCAGCATAATAGCCATCAAAAGTTGGGATAAGCCTAGAATTAAAAATTCCTAGTGGGGCCGCTAGATTAAAAACTTTCTGGCCCATTCTGGGAGGGCTTTCAGACATCCCTATAGTAGGTAGGGCAGTGCCTACTATCTTTAAAATACAAACGTCTACATTATCGTAGATCTTCATCACTTCAGCGTCATACTCCGCTCCCCCCAACATGTAGATCGTCATTAAAACTTTAGTGACTTTAACGCCTTTGGGAGGCGGGGGGTAAGAGCACACGTGGCCTGCTGTAATACCATAAGTATCATAACCATTGGACGCTATTAAAACACCTGAGCCAATCGATACACTTCTACCATCGTGACAGATCTCTTTTAAACACGCCGTAAATAGTACTTTCTGCTTAACAAGTAAAAAAGACTCCCTGGGCAACCTCTCTTGGATCTTAAGATTCGTCGCGCACGAACCTAAAAATAGGACAGTCATGACTGACACTAAAACTCTAAACATTGCTGTTACCCCTAACCCCAGTATGCCTTTTTTGCGACCGGAGTCGGAGTAACTTAAAAATTTAAGGGGAATATTCATTGGACTTACCAGTAACTTTAGCTGCTTACGAAGCAGATGAACTTAGCGACGACGACACAATACAGCTATTCCAGTTCTTGATAGACAAAGGGCTCGCGTGGCATCTTCAAGGAAGCTATGGCCGTATGGCGACTAGACTAATAGAGGACGGTTTATGCAAATTGACTACTGCAGATTCTTAAGAGCCAAAAGTCAAGGCACCCTGAAAGAGCTTGTTGACGGTGACACAGCCTTGCTGGCACACTTCAATTTACAGGCTTCCGGTTTTGAACCAGGCGTAATGGCTGTGGACAGCTCAGGAAAGTACACTTTTAGCTTCAACACCCAAGAATGGGAGTGGCTTAGACCCCTACTAGAAGAATTAAGGGACCACCGAGCCAATGGTGACTCCCCCACAACAATTGGTATACCTACAACTCAAGGAGAAAATAGTGAAACTTGATTTCAATACTGTCAAAGGGACCCCTATTGGTGCTGTGGCATCGGCGGCCATTTGTACCCACATGAACAGTAACCCGGAAGCAGCAGATAGCATCAAACTGACCGACGTGGACCTCTCAATACAGGTTGACGGCTACCCAATTGATATGGACCAATTCAAAACGGTCCTAGAAACTGAAAACTCCCTCGCTGGTTTTAGAGAAACTCTGAGCACCCTCGCGGAACGATTAACCACCCTAGAAGCAACCCTTAACGATTGTGACAGCAGTAACTCCGCAGCGGAGATCTTTGATGCGTTCTGGGAAGCGCTTAGCAACGTTTCTATCGACATCAGCGACTACGTGAACGTTGGCGTCAGCCAAGATGACTACTATAATAGTGACCTGAGCTACGCTCGAACCAGCGTCGCCGAAATTAGAAGTGATATCAATCGGTTGCTCAACCGAGAATAATTGAAGCCCGTAAAGATAGAACCTTTGTCTATCTTTTTTAACTTTCTCTAAATGTTGACAACAAGATATACAAGAGTCCGCAAGTCATTGATTTGATTTAGGTTTAAAAGGACCCTTTAGTATATCTTTGTATACAATGTATATCAAAATATCGCTTCATGAAAAATGCTACTATTGCGTGGAGCTTCTTTATAAAATATCATTTATAGTAAGGAGTCTCAAATGAACACCATCCCATCACGATCACCAGAGCCAAGGCCGGATCCGAAGCCCGAACCCAAATATAAAGTTGGGGATATGCTAGCTAATAACGGTGAGTATTATGGTACTATAGTTCTAATAGAGGGGAATTACCCTTGTAGGTTTTACGGGGTTAGGGTAAAAAACTACATAGGTATTAGCATGGTGCGTTCCCAACTTCTAGATAACCCGGAGCACTACCCTAACGTCATCGTTATTGAATAGGCACAAAGTGTTAAGCGAAGACCGGAAAAAAAAGATATTACGTAAACTGGCTGGAGCCGTTCCGGCTCTACGCAGTGCCAAACAAAGAAGCTCAGCGGGATTGATCTCTGGCGGAGATGGGGGAGCTAGAAGCGCCGTCTCTGTCCGCCTCAAGATAAATCAAGGAAAACCTGCGACCAAAAGTCACTTGGCTAACGTTAGAGCGGGCATGATGACAAAGACCCCCGGTATACCTGCTCCTACTGACGCCATCACTAGGGTAAACCTGTAATGTCCTTCTCCGACGACGATGACTTTTCTAACACCAAAAGGTATCTCCACATCGCTATCGAGGTACACGAAGACAACAAGCTGACCCTCCCCCCAGAAGTCATCAAAAGAATAACGGTAGACCCCGACTATCTCCAAGGGGTGCTCATCGCTCTCTTGATTCTGCAGGGGTCCGACCCTACACAGCCAGCCTGTGAACTGGACGTAGACCTCCCGTGCGGAGAACCGTGTGCGTGTTATAATGCTACAATAGCTAGTTCTGCACTGGAAATACTAATGAGCGGGGCCAACAAAGACGACGCTATCCAATTCCTATTCGAAGAGTTTATAACTCAATTTGAAAAACCCTCCATCCTTCACTAAGGAGCTGACAGAGAACGATGCTTGAAGCAGAATTCGTTAAAACTTTATCCGTAGTCGCACCCGGGGACGACGACCTAGAGTACCCCAATTACATTACCTTAGAGGTCTACCAAGACCCCTACACAGGGAAATACTTCGCACTCGATACAGATTTCCTCCAGGAAAATCATAACTTAATAGTTATGTCACCTTATTCTAAAAATCAACTTAGAGTTTTATCGTAGCAAAACATTTTACCTTTTAGGTATAAGGGTTGTGAACCCGAAACTACTTAAGAGGTAAAAATGGCGGCTTCGATTGTTCTTGTTAGGGGCCTACCTGGTAGCGGTAAGACCACATTCGTGGAGTGTTTCGTCGGAGACCCGATGATCTCTGCAGATGATTATATGATCGACAAAACAGGTTGTTACTGCTTCGACCCGAGCAGGCTCGGGGAAGTACACCAGAAATGCTTAAAGGAAGCTGAAGTACTCCTGAAGGAATTTGAGTGTGTAATTGTAGCCAACACATTCTCCATGCGCTGGGAGATGCAGCCTTACCTTGATCTGGCCAAGGCTAACAACGCGTGGCACTTCGTCGTCGACCTTTTCGACAATGGGTTGGCTGATGAAGAGCTTGCCACTCGTAACAGCCACGGGGTCCCAATCGAGGGGATCCAGAGAATGAGAGCCAGGTGGGAACACGACTGGAAATCCGGCAGTCCACTTCCCCCTAAACTCAAATAGGCATAACATTGGGGCTGTGGCGGAATTGGTAGACGCAACGGACTTAAAATCCGTTATCTATACGGGTGTGAGGGTTCGACCCCCTCCAGCCCCATTTTTATGTCGTAAGGAGATTAAGATGAAGGAAAAAATATTAGAAAAAGTTATTGGGGAACGAGATGCGCTACACAGCGTAATACATACTTTTGTAGCGGAATTCCAAATTCTAAAAGATCGTATAAACGAACTAGAAAAAGAACTAAAGGATGTCGCCAATAGTGTTATTGACGCTCAACTAGATCTTGATCTACCACAAAAAAAGCCCTAATCATTGGTATAAGAATACCGTAGAGCCATCTTATGGTTCTGCGGGCCCCTAGCTCAGTTGGTTAGAGCCACCGGCTCATAACCGGTAGGTCCTGGGTTCGAGCCCCAGGGGGCCCACTTCTTTTCACTTACTAGGAGCAGTCATTGGCAGAACCAAGCCTGAAGGCCGACGCAATCGAAGACCTCCTTGCCGGAGGCTTCGGTTTCGACCGGCGAAAATTTATTAAGGACAATACGTGTGTGCCACATCCGATTGGGTGTGGTGGACCGGCTGTGGAATTCAGTAGCGAACTAGGCGAAAAAGAGTATACTATCACCGGGCTCTGCCAAGAGTGCCAAAGTAACTTTTTCGACACACCATAGAGGCGCAAAAACTCAGCAACAATTTGTTATAAGAGTAATGATGGAGCACTGTCATTCTACGGGATGCTGCTTGGGACTACATCGCACCATTGAAGCGAAGGTGATCGAAAGGTCATTTTCAACGTCTCAGCAACTTTGCCCGCTTCCCCTCAGTCTAACGACTGGGGGGATGTGACTGGCTTTGTTTCATCTAGCTTGGATGCTAACTGGCACTACATCACCAATTTATGACGTGTCAGTCACCCCCCTTGCCAAGCTATTTTTGGTCACCTTCGAGTCTAGTCTCTGGGTGGCCTCTCGTTTTTCGGATACTGAAGGGACTACATCAACGATGTTGTCGGGGTTTTTTAAGAGAGTTCCCCATTTATATCGACACCTTGTGTCACCCCTTAAAAACCACTCCCCCTCGACCTGCTTAGAGTACTAGAACTCCGGGCTTGTAGAGGCTAAAATTTTCAACCCGTCTCTCCAACTTCTTGCCGGAAAGCGAACCCTGAATGCTAGGCCGAATGCCTCTCTGGACTACATACAACGTTTACGTCTAGAGAATTATTTGTCGGCCATTTCTCTGCCACTCTCAGCTAATTGTCACGGAGGTGAATTGAATCCTGAGGTCTTTTCTACATCTAATAAAACGCAAAATCCCGACACGACTAACGAAGCAGGCGGCGTAGCCTACTCGTACAGTCCTGAACACGGACTCGCGCAGTTTGCCATGACTGGCACACTGAACAAAACGTACTACGCTTCAGCGGAGTCCCAGCTGGACTCCATCACCACTCTCATCCCCCTGGTTAACGACGAGTACCTCGCCAAGCTGGCAGTCTACTCGCGTACCGAGGGCAGGATGAAGGACATGCCCACTCTCCTGCTGGCCTACCTGGGCGGCAGGAACCCGGGGCTGTTCAAGAAGGTGTTTCCGGTTGTTATCGACAACGGGAGGATGCTAAGAAACTTCTGCCAAGTAATTCGTTCTGGGGTTACTGGCCGGAAGTCCTTCGGTTCCATGATGAAGAAGCAGATCCAGGCTTGGCTAATTTCCAGGCCTCCCAAGCTTCTCTTCCGGGACAGCATCGGTTCCAAACCGTCGATTGCGGATGTGATCAAAATGGTGCACCCCAAAGCCCCTGACAAGGCCCGGGAAGCACTGTTCGGTTACCTCATCGGCAGAACCGTGGACATCAGTTTGCTCCCCGAGGTTATCGTAAGCTACGAGAACCGGAAGGTCGACAGCACCATTCCCATTCACAGGGATATCTCTTTCGAGATGCTGACGAGCCTTCCCCTCAGCGATGAGGACTGGACTCAGATAGCTATGAACGCTTCGTGGACGCAGACGAGGATGAATCTCAACACGTTCCTTCGGCACAACGTATTCCGGGATCCTGAGATGGTCGACCTAGTCGCCAAGAAACTTCAGAGTCCCACACTGATCGGGAGGTCTCGCTGCTTTCCCTATCAGGTCATGACTACGTACTTCAACACGGATGCTGCTATCCTGACAGGGCCAATCAAGGATTCCCTCATCTCAGCCATGGAGACTTCGGTCGAAAAGGTTCCGGAGATACCGGGAGCTTTATGGCTCTGCCCCGACACTTCAGCTTCCATGGGGGTCTCCATAACTGGGTACCGAAAGGGATCGAGTTCAAAGGCTACCTGTGTTCAGGTTGCAGCGTTGGTGACAAGCGTCATCGCCAGAAAGAACAAGCAGGCTCGTGTGCTTCCGTTCGATACGGTAGTACGCCATGAGCTGGCTCTCCAGGTAGATCCCCATCTGCCTATTCTCCACAACGCAAGAACTCTAGATCGGCATGGAGGAGGGACATCCATCTCTGCTCCTCTGACCTGGTTGAACGATAACAAGATGCCGGGAAGTGCAGTCATACTCATTTCAGACAATGAGTCCTGGATCGACAGTTCCGACCGGTGGTCCTACCGCCGAACCGAGAACACGGCGGTCCTGCGTCAGTGGAACCTTTTCAAGGAGAGAAATCCACAGGCGAAATTGATCTGCATCGACCTTCAACCCGGTGGGACAGCACAAGTTCCGGACAGGCCTGACATACTCTCAGTAGGTGGCTTTTCCGATACTGTGTTCGAGGTAATCGCGAATTTCCTGAAGCACGGGCACAGCGCGGACCACTGGGTAGAAAGCATCCACAACATAACCCTGTAACCACCCAGGGTCCCCTGGCTTCAAAGTGGAAGACTCTCCTTCACTTGTCAACAACTTTGAAGCCAACTTTGAGGGTCGGGGGGAGACGTAAGTCTCCTCTCGACTCTCTTCTTTTCTTTAACCAAGGTTTTTTTACTATGACAAAATTTGTACCTCTAGAGCCCGACTGGATAGACCAGATACCCAGGGAAACTTTGCTAAAACTAGTAGACATAGGCAGTGGTCACTCCATCGTACCATCTGATGTCTATCTAGACGCCGGTATGCCACAAAAGATCGTAGATCATTTTACTGTAATCCATAAAAGTAAACGGGTACCAACCGAAAAATTAATAGACCTAGTTCGTGGAACTATCGACCAGGTCTTGACTGCATTCCAAATTGAAAAAATAGATACACAAGATAATTTAGAATTCTATATGGAGGAGTTGACTGACGAGATTACGAACTCAATCGCTGAACATGGTTTTAAAGACATCCTAGAAATGGTGAACTACGACCATAAAGAAACCATTTTTACAAACGGAGTCATTGTGGATGAGCTGAAAGGGGTGTACAGTTTAGACCTGTTGGAAGCCATTGTCCGAACCCTAAAACTACCTGTCGAGGACAAAATGGGCCGAGGTTTCAGGTACACGGCAGCCAATAAAGCCATCAAAACCTATTTAGACATCGAGAAGTCTACCAAGTAAAAGGAGACCGCCAATGACTATCTCTGCTGACATCGTAGTGGGATTGCAATACGGAGACTGTGGGAAAGGTAAAGTTACTAACTTTTTATGTGGGCCAGGTTCAACAGACCTGTTACCGGAGGTGACGGGGGATTACACCCACGTTGTAAGATACAACGGTGGTAGTAATGCTGGTCACACTATATTCCATCAAACTAAAAAAGTTGTGCTCCACCAAATTCCATCCGGTGTGTTGTCAGGTATTAAATCTGTTATTGGACCAGGGTGTGCAATTAGCCCAACCAACTTTTCCAACGAAGTTGAACAACTCTGCTCAATAGGATTTAGCAGAAATGAATTAGAGGATCTAATTCTGATCTCTGAAAATGCCACAGTAGTAAGCAACGACCACCTAACCGAGGACAACGGCGATGAAAAAATAGGTACTACAAAAAGAGGTATAGGGCCCGCTTACAGGGACAGGTACGCTAGAACCGGCATCCTAGCCAAAGAAGTCAAATCCTTCCGACCCTTTTTAGTGGATATCTATAAAGAATTTTATACCAAAGGTGATGTACGCCTTCTCTTAGAGGGCGCTCAAGGTTTCGGGCTAGATATCCTATGGGGAGATTACCCCTATGTGACTTCAAGCCACTGTACAAGTGCTGGAGCACTCTTAAATGGAATTCCGCCACAAGCTGTGAGAAACGTTATAGGTGTTGCCAAAGTCTACGAAACGTACGTAGGTAAGAAATCCTTTCAACCTGTAGGTTCTATGTTTAGTCACATCAGGGATGCTGGTGGCGAATACGGGGCCACCACAGGTAGGCCGAGGCAATGTAACTGGCTTAACTGGGATTTACTAGAGCGATCAGTCCAAATAAATGGAGCTAGCATTGTTATTCTCAACAAACTAGACGTTCTAAGAAAACTCAACTACTGGGGTGTCCTAGTCGACAGCAAGCCAGTTATGTTCAATAATGAAGACGATTTTACATCTTGGCTTTATGATAGACTGTACAAACTACCTATGGTCAGAAAAGTAATATTCTCAGACAATCCAATGACTGTATAGAGAGGCCCTAATGTTCATAACTATTGTAGCCAAAGAGGGGAACATAAACATAAATATAGACCACATAACTCATATGACAGAGGATAGGGATCCAAATCGGATTAACGAAATAAAAGGGACCTGGATACATATCCTGTCGAAAAACCAGCCTCTTTGGACATCGCTAAACACTCATGCGATTATAAGCCTTATAGAGCAAGTCTACGCGGCAGAAAGGGCTGCCTACACTATGTTCGTAGACCAAAGCGGGGACGAGTTTGGATGGCCTGTCAATAAGTACGAACCAAAGGACCGCAACTAGAGTCCCTGTATTGGTATAAGAACAATGGACTGGGGCATCTACGGGTTTAGTGAGATGAACCGTAGCTCTGCCCCTTCTTTTTCTGCGGGCCGGTAACTCAGTTGGTAGAGTAACGGACTTTTAATCCGTCAGTCGTGGGTTCGATCCCCACCCGGCCCACTGACTTGTAAAGGAGATGGCTATGATTCAGCTTTTTCTAAAAGCGATTGTGGCTTTCTTCCACGCCAGAAAATCGCCCATCGCAGAAGCCAGCAACAATGGTTGTGGAGAACATGACCCGGTCTGCATAGGCGGGCCCGCTGAGCGACTTTGTAAAGGTTGCTTTTGGAACCTAAATCAACAACACTAAACACCATCGGGGAGACCCTGTGGTTTTTTTACCTCAGCAAAGGACAGTTTAAATGTACGACCCAGACGATACTAAAAAATTAGAAGAGGAAGCCTCTAGACTTGCTAAGGACTTTCCAACATTGACAGGAGCCCTTCTTTGGCTAATAGCCGTGGCCGAAGAACACCATCAAAAGCTAGATATACTCAGGAACGCTGTAGTCATTATAGGTGGCTACGCAGATGATGCACACACCCCTGGGTTCAAACCCCCTAGTGAGGAAGAACTCAAAGTTATGCTTAAAAATATAAGGGAGTCCCTTGGACCAGTGGACAACCTAGACGAGCCCTCCGGCGAGGACGTGTCCTCAATTTTAAAAGGTATAATAAAAGAGAACTCTACCCCTACGGAAAACCTAGATCTACAATCGGCTATTAGTGGCACTTTATTTTCTTTAAATAAAAAAGACGACGATGACCCAACAGTCCACTAAGCGCAGACTTTGGACTAATGAAGAAATATCAAAACTAATATTTTACTGGGGGAACCGTCCCAAAGAGTGGATCTCGAAGGAAATCAACCGCACTATCAAAGCCTGCGAGAAACGTATGTTGATGGCTACGGGTAGCCGCAGCATTAAAAGAGGTAAATGGACACAGAGGTCTTTCGCAGAAGAGACGGGTTTTACCTATTCTCAAATTAAATGGGCTGTAGAAGAGCTAAGATTACAGGTCAAACAACCACCAAACAAAAACAGGACCAAAGAAGCCAAGAAAGCAAGGCCCTGGGACAACAGGGCGTGGCTTATCGATGAGGAGCAATATGATAAAATTATTGAGTGGCTCTGCCGCTATCGATGGATGAAAAACAATAAATTTCCTGGCTGCCGTGACTGCGGAACCAAAGACATTCCACATAAGGGGAAAGGCCTTTGTAGAAAATGTCACGGCAAGCACAGAGCACGAAAAAGCAAAAACCAAGAGTCGATGCTGTAGCTTCACGCCCCCGTAGCTCAGTAGGATAGAGCAACGGCCTTCTAAGCCGTGGGCCACAGGTTCGAATCCTGTCGGGGGCACTATACCGATCCAAGGAGAGGCTCTATGCCAAGTGTACTACAAAGCTAGAAATAAAGCCATGAATAATGGCATGAGATATCATATTGCTGCCTTACTCTGGAGAGGGAAGCGGCTAATACACATAGGTATCAACAGTTATAAAACTCACCCGCTATTTGGCAGAACCTACGAAGATGGGGTTACATCCTACTGCCTGCACGCAGAGATGGATGCTGTTCGCTTTGCAAAACCGGGGGACAGGTTAGAAGTTCTACGCTTCATCAAAAGCACCTCTGACTTCGTAATGGCAAAGCCTTGCAAACACTGTAACAAGCATATACTATCCGCAAAATTAAAGTCAGTCCGATACACCAATGATGACGGACTATGGGTAACCCTACTACTTTAGACACTATGGAGAAACTAAATGACAATCGGATTTCTAATTATTTGCTACTGGACACTTGTTAGCTGGATTGCGGGCCTTTTAATGTACGAAGACCTCAGGAATGGCAGGACTTCAGAAGATACAATTCTGTATATACTGACCAGACCTATCATGTGGGTGGTAACACCTTTTATGTACACATTTGACAATGTCTTTAAAACTAGAAGGCGTTTTCGGTATTAATCTTTCAGAGATTACAAACAACTTTCTCAGGCATGTATATCTTTGGCCAAGAGAAAGCTCTCCCTTAAAAATTCACAACACTACATAATCATTGAGTTTTAGAGAATTTAGGGAAAAAAATTAGTCAAGTCACTACCACAGTGGCTTGACTTTTTTTATAACTAAGTGTAGTTTTCTTTAGAACTCACACCAACTCAACCTCTTACAGAGGTTGCACTATTATAACGACTAGGAGAAACACCAATGATATTTAGCCCGCAAGATAACATCGACGAACGAAAAGTGAGAATCTTCACCCTCAGCTCTTCGTTTGTAGACAACTTCGTAGGCCAACAGCCTAATTGGGGTCCGCTAGGTTACTTCACTTTTAAGAGAACCTATGCGAGATCCACATCAGAGGGGCAAACAGAAGAATTTTGGGAAACCTGTAAACGCGTTGTTGAAGGCGTCTACAACATTCAAAAAATCCACTGCAAACGACTCATGCTTCCTTGGAACGAATCTAAAGCACAAAAAAGTGCACAAGAAATGTTTCAAAGGATGTGGGAGTTCAAGTTTACTCCCCCAGGTAGGGGACTCTGGGTAATGGGGACAGACGTAGTCTACGAAAAAGGCTCCGCTGCTCTTAATAACTGTGCATTCGTAAGTACAGAAGAATTAGATATCGACTTCTCTGCGCCATTCTGCTTTCTCATGGACATGAGTATGCTTGGTGTAGGAGTTGGTTCGGATACCCGGGGTGTGGGAAAAGTTAAGCTTCAGGTGCCAAGGTACACTGACAAACCTTTCGTTGTCGAAGACAGCAGAGAAGGATGGGTTGACCTAATAAGGATTATCCTTAATTCATTCGTAGGAAAAGGATACTATCCAATACAGATAGATTACAGCCAAGTCAGACCCAAGGGGTCGGTCATACACGGATTCGGGGGTGTCGCCTCCGGACCAGAGCCTCTCATAAAACTAGTGTCAAGTCTAAATAAACTCCTGACCCCAGCAGTCGAGGAAACCTATAAAATTTCTAGCACTCACATAGTAGATATATTCAACTATATTGGTAAATGTGTTGTTGCTGGTGGTATCCGACGAACTGCTGAGATAATGTTTGGGGAACCCGATGATAGTGAATTCGTCGCGCTCAAACAAGACAAAGAAGCTTTAATGGATAGACGTTGGGCTTCCAATAACAGTGTGTTTGGGCACGTTGGTATGGATTACAGCAGTATTGCTGATTCCATCGCAATAAACGGAGAACCGGGTATAATCTGGTTGGACAACATGCGTCACTTTGGGCGCATGGATGGGGAACGGAATGGTTTTGATGTCAGGGCTATGGGGTCTAACCCATGTTCTGAACAAACGTTAGAAAGTTTTGAGCTATGTTGTCTCGTTGAGACATTTCCGGCGCACCACGATGACTTAGAGGATTACCAACGAACGCTTAAGTTCGCCTACCTCTATGCAAAGACTGTTACGCTCGTTCCAACGCATGACCCAAGGACTAACGCCGTCATGATGAGAAACCGAAGAATAGGTTGCTCTATGAGTGGCATTGTCCAGGCCATGAGCAAGCTTGGAAGGCGTACTTTCCTTCAGTGGTGTGACACAGGTTACTTGTATATAAATAAGTTAGATAATACTTATAGTGAATGGCTGTGTATACCGAGATCTATTAAAACAACAAGCGTTAAGCCAAGTGGAACCGTTAGCCTGCTTTGTGGGGCTACTCCCGGTATCCACTATCCACACTCCGAATACTACATAAGGAACATTCGGGTATCAGAAACATCCCCCTTGGTCAAACAATGTATTGATGCCGGGTATATTGTGGAACAGGATTCTTACGCTGATGATACGAAAGTTGTATCGTTTCCAGTTAAAGAGAGTAACTTCTCTCGGTCAAAATTTGATGTATCAATGTGGGAACAGTTTGCCAACGCTGCTGACCTGCAAAAGCACTGGGCAGATAATCAAGTCTCTGTGACTATTACGTTTCAAAATGGTGAGCACCAAGAAATAAAATCATGTCTCGAAGTTTACGAAACAGCCCTTAAATCCGTGTCCCTACTCCCCTTACTAGATGAAGACCATGGCTATGTCCAGGCTCCGTATGTTAAAATAGATAAGGAAACATACGAATCTATGATCCAAGGAGTAAAGGAGTTAAAACTAGAAGCCGCTGTCCACGAAGTTACAGAAAAATTCTGTGACGGAGATAGCTGTGCTCTATAACTAACTCCCGGGGTAATATGGAAGTGAAAGAAGACACTGCGGTCATCATAGATTTCACCTCCATCAAGCTAATAGATATGCTCTCTAAAGAGCATGACCCCACAAGGATTTTGATCCTTGAGGCTTTGCTAGAAGCTTACGCTGATGGACGTGTGAGTATCCTCTGGAAGGGGGGTGAGCCGTTCTTTTACGACCCAAAGAGGAAAGGGTCAAAAACCATGGGCATAGATGATATGTCAAATTAAAAAGGCTAGCCGCAATGGCTAGCCTTTTTTTAGCTATGCATCGCATAGCCGTACTCGGAACCAACCCGCTTTAAACGGAATCGGGAACCACAACATCTAACTCAGTATCGGTAGGCTTCACCTCAGGAGAGTCCATAGGGACAACATCAGTAGCGTCGTTAGGGGCAACATCCATGACATCTATCTCCTGTGTAGGTGGGTCTCCGGCCTGACACCCGTAGGTCCACGTGAACACAAAAAAACCAACAACCGTCAGCGCGATCACTACGGCAGCCAATTTAAACATTCTATTTTTAAGGAATTTCATATATTTTACTCCAAGTAGAGTGAGTCCCCCTAGGGGGTTTTTTCAAGTTCGAATATGGTATACCCACTAATTGGGTTAGTCAACCCCACTATTTACCCAATACGCAGACAACCAGACGGCTGCTATACTCCTTATTAGGGGTTTCTATGTCATCTGGTAAGGAATTATTGGATAAATACTTTAAGAAGGTTAGTGTGTTAAACTACTACTCTCCTGGAACTCTCCCATTTGGCTGCCCCAATCCTAAATACTACATAGTAAATTTAGGGAGATACGAACTAAAGTTAGTTCAAGCAAAGATGGCAAACAGAAACTTCCTAACCCTCAAAGTGGGTATGGCTCTAATCAAGGAATGGGAAAGCAAAAACACCACCCAGTTGGAGAACGACATTAAAGATGCTTATAGTATCATCATCAAAGATGCCCGATCTATACTAACAACTTTGGGAGTCCCCTTAAATGAAGTTTGACCTCAAAACTATTCTAACAATCGGTGGCATCATCGTAACCCTTGCCGGGTTTTACCACTCTACTCAAATGAGGCTAGACCAACTAGAAGAGAAAGTTGTTGAGATAGAACAAGCAAATGCTAAAATACTGAGGACAGTCAACCGTAGACTAAAAAAGCTTGGAAATTTAAATTAACCCTATGAACTACCTAACACTATTAACTTTTAAAAAAAAGCCGCCACAAAAACCGAAAAACGTTACAAATGGTTGAGCTACTTAATAACATATTCGACGGAGCTATCTTTACTCTAATCATGTCAGGGATAGCCCAAGGAGCAGCCTTGCTGGCCATGGCCTATACTTATATGAAAGCTGTTGACCCAGAAATATGTAAGCTTGTTGACTATATTAAGTCTCAATTTGTAGTAGACCATGCCTTCCAAATTTAAAAAGAAGACTGGCGCGTCTAAACAACAAGTTCACTCCCTTGCGGAAAGGCTGAGCATCCCGTGGGATGACGACCCCAAATTCAAGCGGTGGACTAAGAAGCTCACCGGAAAGTCTTGTTTAGATGCGATGGGCAAAGGTGAGCTATCTGTTGTTTATGCTGCGCTAAAGAAGAGGGGTAAGGAGAAGACTGCCGAGCAAAAAGTAAAGGTAAACCGTGAAGCTTTAAAGAACGCAACAAAAAAAGCTCTCACCAAAGCACCCAAAAAAGAACACATAAAAGCATGGCCTAGGCACGCAGCGTTGAACCTTGGCCAAGCCAAGAGATTCCTAAAAGAAAAAAATATACCTGTGACGGCAGAAAACATCGCATACGCCATGTTACCGCCAACTCACCATACCAAGAAAGAGATGGCCGGTATGATGAGAGCAAGTCACAAGGACTACTACAGGTGGGGGGCAAACCCAGATCCGAATGCTCCAGATCCTGGTAAACTAAAAAAGACTGCTGATAGAACCTTTACGGACAAGAACAAAACATACGACGTAGAAAAACTATGGAAGTCTAAAAGAAAGGTTAGAAAGATTTCTCCCGATAAACTTTTGAGTACTACTGGCAAAACATGGGGCCATGGGGATAAGAAATATGGATGGAAGGATGTACTAGCAAACCCTGAAAAATACCCTAACGAAATGAAGCGAATAAACGAGGCCGATTTAAGCTATCCAATCGTAGTACGTAAAGGAATTGTAGTCGATGGTATTCATCGTCTCGTAAAGGCAAAGCAAACAGGGCAGTCAGTGCGTGCGATTAATCTGTCAGGAAAAGAAATGCGGCACGCTAAGGTACTGAGAAAGACTGCTGCCAAGACAACCGTCAAAGAACACTCCAGAAAAGGTAGGTCAGGACGACTAACGAAAGTAAAGGCTCATCAACGTGAGTATGCCAAAGGTTTGCCGGATAAGAGATATTTCGCCAGAATACCAAAGGTCTCTCGCCCCGAGACTTGGGAATACGTTGTTCAAGAACACTTGGCCCACAGGGCAGGTAAACACTTCGACCTCCGTCTCGCTAAGGACAAGAAGGCGCACTCCTGGGTAATAAGAAGACTTCCTAAGCCGGGAGAAAAAGTACTCGCAATCCATCAACCTACCCACACGCGTGAGTATATGGATTGGGAGGGTGTCATACCTAAGGGCTACGGCGCTGGTAAGGTTTCCAAATTTGGGCGTGGCCAAGTAGAAGTTGTTGAGGCTAACGAGAATAAGGTCATATTCAATAAATACGACGGTAAGAAAGCCAACGAGTACATACTGATTCGAACAGATGCCAAGAACTGGCTGCTGATGAACCGGACCACAACAGAAGGTAAGTACGAGTACCCTCGTCATAAGGACAAGTACAAGTCCGCAAGATTCAGTGACTCTCTTGTGTATCAAGAGGGGATTATGCAGCCCAAGGTCGATGGGGCTCATGCTCTAGTTGTTCTACAGCCCGGTAGAAGGCCCAGAGTATTCAGCTATAGAACCTCCAAGAAAGGGGATGTCTTAGAATACACCCACAAGATACCTGGACTATTTGCAGAGAAAGTACCCTACGGTACCAAAGCTGCTGTTCTCAGAGCCGAGGTCTTCATGACCGACAAGAGAGGTAGGGCTCTCCCCGCTGAGAGGACCGCTGCCGTGCTTAACTCGGGCATAGAGAGAGCTAGAGAGCTACAGAAGGGTACAGGGGGCCTTAAGATCCTCCCATTCGATGTAGCCACCTCTAAGGAAATACGTGGCTGGGCAGGGAAGGACATAAGCTACGAGCGACGTCTCGATATTGTAAAAGGGTTATCCTCCTCCATGCCCTTTTTGCTAACGCCAGACTTAGCAATTGATGAGAAGTCTAAGAGACGCATGATGGAGAAGGTACGCTCAGGTAAACACCCACTTACAAGTGAAGGAGTTGTCACCTGGTCCAAAGAGGGACCGATCAAGTCTAAAATAACAGACGACGCTGACGTCTACGTTCATAGTGTATTCGAAGGGGAAGGGAAATACAAAGGAAAGGCCGCTGGAGGCTTTTACTATTCCAAGACTCCGGGAGGACCTATAGCTGGTAAAGTTGGTTCCGGATTGTCGGATGCACAAAGGAAACAATTATGGGATAATAGAGACAGCATGACTGATAGAGTGGCCGTGCTAAAGTATAACAAGAAAACTTCTAAGGGTGCCTTGTTTGCCCCCAGATTTATTAGTTGGCACGTGGATAAGAACATGGGGGCCAGTGAAATAAAGAAGACAGCCAATGTGAAAAAAACTCTAGAGCTGTTGAAGAAGGGCATCCTGCCGCAAACCAAGGCAGACAAGGCTCTACTAGCAGCTGCTTGGGGGACCCCCATGTTTGGGGTAGTGCCAACTGCGCACGCTGTGATTGGGGCCAAGAATATTTTGAAAAAGCCAGTTGTAAAAAGAGTACCGTCTTTTTGGGGAGAAAAGGAATGGACTGCTGAATCAGCCAAGTTACTTAAAACAGGCTCAGCAGCATTCGATAAAAGAAAGAAATTTATTGACCACCTCACAGGTCAATTAGAAACTGAAGGCAGTACGGCCTATGGACAGCATAGAAGAATAGCTGTAAAAAAATCTAAATTTAATCTCAAAACTTTAAAAAGAATGGGTTTCAAGACCTCTTTCACAGGTATACCTGAACCAGGGCAGTCAAAGTTCAGAACTTGGAGAGGTCCCAAGGGGCTCCATGTCCATGACCACGGATCTCACTGGGTCATGCACCGAGACGCCTACGACCCACGTAGGGGATCTCCCAAAAAGTTATGGGCCCATGTAAAAAAAGAAGGGCTACCGGCCCATAAATATTACAAAAAATGGGTAGCGGCGAGGAAAGGGACAGTCCTAGAAGCCCTCAAAAAACCCATCGAAGCTGTGAAAGCAATTCCAGAGAAGATTAAGATGGCCAGAAGAAAAGACGACATAAAGATAGGTCCAGCGCCGCTGGTCGGTGGAGGTCTGGGATTTCTGGGTTCTATCGGTAAAAGCAGACCCTTAACTGGGAAGGGCACCCAGTTCAAAGACTTTAATTCATTTACAAAATCTCTGAAGCCAGGAGATATCTTACTCACAGGTCAAGCAACTGGGCAAAACGCCCCCACCACACCCAAGTTCTGGATCTCTGTCGGTACAGGTACCCCCACAGCTACACATACCGCAGTAGTAGAAAAAGTTCTTGGTGATGGACGTATCCAAACTATTGACTTTACCGCCGACGGTTATCGAAGAATTATATACGACAAGACAGCTATAGATCCACGAGAGGGTAGGCCTCAGATTCTTACTGCACTTAGGCCCAAAGATAAGCAAGTAGCGGCCAACGCTTTAAGCAACTATCAAAGAAAAACACAAGCATTCCATGCGCTAGAGGCAGAGTTAATAGGAAAAGGCGTGCCCAAACGCCAAGCACGACAAATGATAAGCGCTACCTTTACAGGTGGAACCCGGGGTGGCGCAGTCGCCTTCAGGGAACTATTCTTACCATACTTCAAAGATAACAAAGTAAAAATACAAGCCCAACAATCACAGCACGCTGAGGCCCTTAAAGTACTAGAACAATCAGTTCCCGAAACTGCGGACAGAATGTCTAGACGGTGGGCCTCCGGTGAGAGCGTCAAGTCTATCTCCAGATCAGAAATCCCCAGGTGCCTTGGTGGTATGTGCTCAACTTCAATAGCCGCCTCTGGTTATCCAACAGCAGGAAAATCATCGGTACCCTACTTCGCCACGCCTGCTGACGCCCTGAGAAGCGCAGAGGGTATGACTTCTGTAGGCAGATTTAATCCGGTAAACCCAGGCATAAACAAAATTATTAATCCCATGCTTCGGTATTCACCAAACATATCTAGAGCGGTGTTGGGGGGTGCCCTAATAGCGGCCCCAATGGCTGCTGGTATATACGGCTATAAGAAGCTCAGAAAGAGTATGGCCGCGAAAAAACTAGAGGCAGAGATGCCAAAAATAGCTAACAGGAAGCCCCTGACTAAAGAGCAGAGGACTAAACGGGAACGAAGTATATCTAGGTACCGGCGTTCCATCGCCGGTGGTTTAGGCGTTGGTGCTACAGCGGGGGTTGCCACAGGTCTAAAAGACTACCACATGAAGAAGGATTACTACGAAACTCTAACCGAGAAAATAAAAGAGCCCCTAAGTAAATCCGAAAAGAAGGTACTAGACCAAGCTAAAAAAATTCCATACTTCGGTAAAAAATTATTAAAGGCTTGGAAGCCTGGAACCGCTGCAGATGCTATACCTTCTTGGTCTAAATTTGCACCACAGATAAGAGCGGGATCTTTAAAGGCCGCCAGGGGCGTGGGGATTATAACCGCCCTAGGTGGAGCCGGGACTTTGTATGCTCTTGACAAAATGAAAGAGAAAGAGGAGCGTAAGAAAAAGTCTAAGACAGCTAGCCAACAAAATGCTAACTACACAGCTACCCGATTGAATACAGGCCCTCTTACCTTCAGCTCCGAGTACGTCGAAGGGATTGAAGATGCTAATAAAAAAACATCATATCAAATAACCCAATCGACAGATCGGGGTAAAATGATACCCGCCAGGAGACGCTCTCGCATCTACCTCAAGGATAGGCCTAGCAAAGCCGGTAATCTTAAAATACCTGTAAACCAACCTATCCAAGAGGGGGCGGCGTTCGGCCTAGTCGCAAAGAGCACCTCGAAAGCAAAAGTTAAATCTGCTTCGAAGAGTACAACAAAAATACAAGAAATAATCGCAGCCAAGGAAGCCAAGAACCAGGCTCTCCTTGAAAAAATAACAGTGCAATAATAACAATTTAATTGTTATAAGAACACTGAACCCACTAGTCGTCCCTGAACAATTCTCGGACGACTTTATTTTAGGGGCAACGTTATCATGAAAAAATTGTTTTTCTACCTAGTTGTGGCTAGTACCCTACTGGTCCCATCTCACGTATCAGCGGCCCACATAAGTGGTGGTGGTCGCAAGCCACCTAAGTCGCTTTCTATAAAACAAGTTGACGTGATCAATAGAATCACCTCCTATTTAAAGGAGCGACACCCAAAGGAGGATACTATAGAGATCGTGGCTATAGCTATGGTCGAAACGAATCTCAAGGAAGGTCTGATAAGTCACACTGGTGACTACGGCCTTCTACAGGTGAACTGCAAAGTTCACAAGAAAAAGCTAGCCAAAAGGCTAGGTCTAAAGAACTGTCGTAAGGACATGTTCATTTTAGAACATAATGTAGACGCTGCCGTCCTAATACTAAACCTCTTCCGAAAATATCGGGCGTGTAGAAAGAGTAATCTTTACTCTTGTTACAACGGAGGACAAGGATGGCGAGTCGTCGGTCAAAAATGTAGAGTCGAGCACTGCGGAAATCGTGACTGCAAACGATGCAACAGACCAGCAAGATACGCATCATCAGTAAGAAAACACATACGATTTCTGAACAAGAAGTACTCATACTTATTTAATGTAGAAAAGCAGTAGTATGGAGCATTAAGCACTATTGGAGCTACATTGGACGGAACTAACTTTACTATATCGGTACCCTCTGTAATGGAGGAACTCTTTCCGATATTGAAAAAACGAAGATTACTTGAGGAATACGAATGGGAGGGTTGGGACTTCAGTCTCTACTTTGGACCTTCCATACCATCAAGCGCTAGTGAAACAGATATAACGGAACTCTGCTATTGCATGCATGCAACAACGGAAAATCTACCACCCTCTCCTAAGCCTACTGTGTCTACAGATGGGGGATCAATATTGATAACGTTCGATAACAAGGGAATTGCTTCCTGGACTTACCCAACGAAAGAAGAAACATTCAAGAAAGTATCAGATTCTTTTGACAAACGATTTATCCCTAGGAGTAAGAAAAATGCCTTTTGATTCCAACAACCCAGCTACTACAGCAACAACCGGATTTACTGAAGAAGTTCTTTCCCGGCTAGCTGCTCTAGAGGCAACTGGACAAACCGATTCCAACACAACCACATTGGCTCCGGTAACCGATACTTGCGTAGTTACCCTGGTTAGGCAAGGAAAGTCTGGCTCTCAGAC